GCGATTGGTACTTTCAGAATCTCGCGACACGCACCAGCAATCTCCAGATATTTTGTACCGATTTGTTCGGCGATAGGGATTGATCGATATTGCGTTTGTGCAATTTCTTCTGTTCGTTTGTTGACATTCATCATCGGAATGTCAAGAGGCAGAACGATATTTAACAGGCTGTTAAATCCATTGACTACTTTCTTTGTCGCAATCCAAAGACCTTCAAGATTGCCAGTCACTTGAATAATCACCAAAGTCAAGGCGGCGACGCCTGCAATAAACAGGCCGAGTGGATTCGCTATCAGTAGCGCATTCCAAATTGCTTGTGCTGCCGCAACCGCAGCGATTCGAAGCGGAAGAAGTTTCAGATAGGTGGCATAGAGAAGAACCGCACCAGCGACAGCCGTGAATGTAATAACAAGCCCAGCGAACAATGTCGAGTGATTCTGTGCAAATGTCGCCAATGCCTGAAACAATGGCAGAACCGCAGCCAACGCCGGCACCAATGCTGCGCCGATACTCTCACTAAGTTCGGCCATCTGTACTTTAAGGATCTGCATCTGTCCTGCCGCTGTACCTGCTGCGGCTTGAGTCGCGCCACCGAATTGCGCATTCAATTCGCCGAATATCTGCTCAAGACTTTGACCTTCTTTGATGTTGTCAGCCAACGCAGGCGACAACGCTTTTAATGCTTTGAAGTTATCGTTGTAACTTTTTGAGAGCGCATCGGCCACTTGACCGAGTGGTACAGATGTGCTTGTTGCAATATCTTGCGCAAGGGCTAGGTCTTGTTGTGCGCGAGCCAAACTGCCTGAACCAAGCGCGAGTGTCGCTAGGGCCGGACGAAGCTCTGAATCCGCCACGCCCGATGCGAGACTCATCTGGGTTATTAGACGTTCTGTCTCGGCGATTTGTTCGGTTGTTGCACCTGTCGTGTTCTTTAAGGCTTGAGCAAGTTTGACTTGTTCTTGCTGGTCTTGGATTGCAGCGTTGACCGAACTTGTCAAGAGTGCAACACCAGAAGCAAATCCTGCGGCTGCCGCAATCGTTACTTGTTTGAAGATGTCTTGGAGCTGTTTCGATTGGACGCCTAGCGCACCTGTTGCTTTTTCGCCTTCGGCTTGCAGTTTCTTGAACGCGGCAACAGCACTACCTGCGTCACCGAGAATCTTTACAACGAATGTGCGTTCACCTGCCATGGTGAAGCAATTCTACTCAGTTTATGCCTGCTCGTTTCTTGAAGTCAGCCCACTCAACTTGAATGCTTCTATGTATCTCATGTTGAGTCATACCATCATATTTTGATAAATCAACTGGTGCATCCCACCAACGCGGATCTGCAACGTGACGATTCTTCTTTGTGCTGGTACGTTGCACAGTCGAGCGAATGCTCGGTGTTGAGAACGTGCGTGTCGGTGCTGCAATGTCGGTGATCGTCGGGTCAAGGAATCGCCAACCTGAATGATGCGTATGAAACGGTTGACCAGCCTCATGCTGTGGTAGGTAGAAGATACGAGCAGGGTCTTTGGTTGCTGGGTCGCCTTTGAGACGAAGACGCTCATGTGTCTCATACCAGACTTCTTCCCAATTCTGTACCGGCACAGCCTGCTCAAACGGAACGACAACGTGCCAGTGAGGATTGTCTTCACGATGTGACCAGGTTGTGTAGGCAAAATGTATATACGATCCGAGGTCGGCCTGCTCGAATGCTTCGCCGTCAAGGTCAGCAACTAACGCCCAGACATGTGACACGTTGCGATTGCCACGAGTTGTGTATTCACGGTATGTGACTGGCGAGTACAACTTGCCATCAGACTTTTGTTCACGTTCTTGATGGTCGCCGAGTATTGCGGCAAAATCCATCCAAGATGTTGCGATGGTCTTTGGATAGATGGATTTGACGGACGGGAAACCGACGACTTCAAACATTGTGCAGAACCTCCTAGGTTCAGGATAGCGAATCCTGAGCCGAATGCAAGTATCAGCCAATGCCTAGTTTCTTGACAATTCTCTCGATGGCATCTAGGTATCTTTCGGCAATCAAGTTCTTTTTCTTGCGGACGGTCGGCCAGAAGAAGTACCCAGACTGACCACGATGCCTCAAGAACTGTTTAGTAGTTGGTTTGGCACCGCCACCAAACTCGGCACCGAAGAACACATCACCCATCGTTACCTTGCGGGTCAGACCTGGACCTTGTACCAAGCCGCGCTTACGATTAGATCTGCTTTTAGATTTGAATAACATATTTGGTTTCAAACGAATTGAAGGAACGCGATCTTTTCTAACTTGCATACCTCTCATGACTTCTAATGCTTGACGAGATCGACTGACACTACCTGCTTCAACTTTGGCAGCTTTCAACAAGTCCTCTGCCAAACTTGTTGAGACATTACGAATGTTCTCATTAAAGAATGGACTTGCTTTTGAGAAGCCACGAAGCATGTCATATAAGCCCTCAACTTCGACTGTTAGTGCAACTCCACCAGCACGACCAACTGTCGAACCTAAGTCGCCTGGCTGATTTGGGAACGCTGACTTGAGATTCCTTGGTACTGGAAATGCCATTAGTTGATCCTCTGTGGTGGATTGGATTTGATGTTCTTCCAGCGCAGATAGCCGACCATCGTGTACAGCATCCTAGGCGATTCTTGCAACAGCGACGACGGCGATATTCCTGTCTCGCAGGATAAATATGCGATCAGCCAGTGGGCTGATTGTTCTCCAAAGGGACGATCTGCGAATCATCGCTTGCGACCTCCAATGACTCGACTGTCTCAGTCCATTGTTCAAATGTGACTTTGACCAAGTTGCGACGCTTCAACGAATGCCAACACAACCATGCAAGGTCAGTCAGTTTGACATCGCTTTGCATGCTTGTGATTGGACGATTCTTTTCGCTTTCGAAGGCGATGAAGTCCGCAAAGTGTGCAGTTACTTTTTCTTTCACGCCCGTGTTGAGCGTTACTTCCATTGCTAATTTCATTCTTTCCTCCTGGTTGTTTATCTAAGAATTATGCACCTGTTGATTTTGTGATTGCACCACTGATTGGCCACGTTACGTCCGCCGTGTTTAGCTCACCCACGGCACCGTTTACGCAGTCAAAGTTTGTGCAAAGTACAGAGAAGGTGTAGTGAGGCGAGGCCGTTCCTGCTGCGGCTGTGCCTGCTGGTTTGATAATCATGGTTACGGCTGTTGAACCGACCAATGGGAAGATCAATCCGTCAATCGCGTTGTAATCATTATGAAGTGAAAGCGTGACAGAATTGTCGATGAGACCTGACACGCGAGTTACCGCACCACCACTCCCGAAATTCGTTGTTGGTATTTCACTTGCTGAAGTGCTTAGGGTTATTGCAGCCACGTTGCTGGAAATGTCTGTTCCGTTGAGGCTAACTACTGAGTTTGTGAGAACTAACTTTGCCATGATTATTTATCTCCTGCCTTGTCGGCTTTAGAAGTTGATTTTTCTGCCACCAGAACAATGCGACCCGATGCCAGTAGAGAGTCTAGATGATCAATCTCACTGCCATCAATAGTGGCTGGATATTGTTTATCTAGAACGGTGAAGCCTTCGACGACCTGATATTTTGCCATAGGTTAAGCGTACACCACGACACGGAAGTCAACTGTCAGGTAGGTTGTGTCGTTTGCGTCAACGGTTGAGATGTTGGATGCTTCTTCGACGATGAGTGTTCTGGCGTATCCGCCGAGGGTTGTGTCGGCTTCGATCGCCGCACGAATCCCATTGTCATAAGACAAATAAGTGTCCATGAGGTTTTGTGCTGTGCGCTCGGCTGCACGACCGACGATCACGCTGACTGTGAAGACGTGTGTGACTAGACCTGCTCGCATCGCACCGTGGTAGGTGATGGATTCGAGGGTTGGCCATGCGATACCGCCGATGGACGGGTTTACTTGGTCGGGTTGTTGTGCGTAGGCGCGAAGGTTGGTGATTGTTGCAAGACGTGTCTGAAGTCCTGTTTTGAGTTCGGTTACTGTTGCGCTCATGCGAACATCCGCATTCGGCGATATGGCTCGACAAGTTGTGCGACGTCTGGGTCGAGTGCGCGTGTCACTCGTATCGCACCCAAGTCTCCGAAGCCGGCAACGCCGAGCGGTGAATCGTAACGCTTAAAAATTCTTGAAGCCTGAATGATGACGGCTTGTGTGATTGGTTCAGGTACAGCAGGCCAACCGTAAATGGCGGTGAGTTGCACCAATGCTTCTGATCCGAAGTTCGCGTTCAATGTCGGAAACAGGTAATCGCCGACTGCACGAATGCGTGTGTATGGAACGGTGAGTCCGTCCAAGATTCCATTGACTGGTTCTAGTTGCCAATCGCTTGGAGTCCATGTGACATCGAAATTGCCGTCTGCGAGTGTTGATGTTTTGAGTGTGATCGCTGTGCCTGAGATGTCATCAATCTCGCAAACAAACTCGTCACCTGCGGTAAACACTCTTGTTGTCGCCGAGCCGTATGCCCAGAACTGTCGGTTTGCATAGCCGTCAATGAGACGTGAAGCTGCACCGGCACAGTTGTCGATCAGTTCGTCATCTTGTGTGTCGGCTGTGCCGATACGAAGAGCAGCCTTGATCTGGTTGCGTGTGGCATAGCCGTTCGTGATCGCCATAGTTCCCTTATCTTACTTCAGAGTCTGGACAAGTGTACTCGGCAATGAACTTGTGCATCTCAAGGTCAGCCTCGATATGTGAATCCGATGAGATACGGTTCGTCCGAATATCATTCACCAACATTTGAACACCAGCAGGCTTAAACCATTTAGCACCA